GATTTTTTCCGCCGGTAATCCCAGAGAACGACGCGCTACTGCCTCAGGTAGTGCATCCACCACCTGATTGCAGGCCGCCCACCAGGATAATTCGGCCAGCGATAACTCCCTCTCCTGCGTGCCGCTTATTGCGTGACGGATGACGTCAATCATCCAGGCAACCAGATTCTGCTGAGCAAGTTGATCGAGTGATTCTGATGTCTGGTCGCGCAGCTGGTTGTCACAGTGCCAGCACAACACCATCGCGCCGGTACCGTAACGGTGAATGACTGTTTCGCTGTGATGATAATCGCCGTGTGGCCACTGGCAGGATTTAATATGGCGCAACAGCCAGTCAGACAATGCACCAGCACCACCAGCAGCACGAATCACCCGTGCGTTACTGAAAAACGGCAGCAATGTTTTGTCTTCCACTAGCGGCTGGCGAACGGCAGGAACAACCCCGGACGGCAGATTACGCATGCTTTTCGGTTCCGGCTCCACCAGTACCCGGGTATTGTGGAATACCGGCATGGATTCACGGCCCGGCTTAACGATCACCAGCCCGAGTTCCGGTACCAGAACAGGTCGAAGTAATACCCGCACGTTACCTCCAGATGCGTTGCTGGAATGTGCGGGACGGACGCGGCGGGCGTTCGGAATAAAGGAGCCTGACGTAGATTATCCAGTGACGGTAGTCGAGGCTAAGGGCTTTCTTAAACTCATACCCACGTCTGCGGTAGTTATGAATCAGCCATTCGGCCTGTTCTTCAGTGCAGGGATCGTGCTGATACCAGTCATATTTGAATGTGTGAGAACACCGCCCTTGCCTGCTGGCAGGGGCGATATCAGAATTGTGATGTTTGGTATTGTGCGCCATCGGTTGTCTCTGCTGGCGCAGCAGGTGCCAGTTGTTCAGGCTGGCGTGTGGATTGTAAACCAGAATGCCAGGAAAAAACAAAACCCGCGAAGCGGGTTAGTAAAAATGTACTGAAGTCAATGACGTGCCATCACAGTTAAAATATGACAGACTCTATTTACGTAGAGATGTCAGACTGCAAGATCCAAGGGAAGATCAGAAATATCCTTTAATCTTTTACCATTAACCATCACGGAAAGCATGTCAGCTGCATCGCTGAGCCCCAGTATTTCAACTGCTGATATAAGTTCATAAAGCGCAAAATGATACACGCAATCTATATCACCAGTACCAAGAGCAATAGACGCCAGACGACTTGGAGTAGGCTCAGCAGTAACAACCATTACATGAGGGAGATTTCCCTTACGGTTGCGAATAAGATTTAATGCCTCAGAACGAGCATTCTGGGCCCGGTCGCTTCTTATTGTCCATTTGCAGGAAATACTTGCGTGTAATATTGGTTTCCCACCATTCGAACTCCTGAGAGCTGACATGCGGGTAACAGAATCATCCACCAGTAATTCAGGACTGTTGATAACTTGATCACATTCAGGTTCTCTTTCAACAATAATATCTGGTGAAATCGTATAATCACTCCCCAGTGCAGCAGCTAGCTGAGGATTACTTTTTGCAGCACTATCCAATGCTATAAGATGGGCATATTGTTCATATTTAGCTATCTCTAATCTGTTTCTACCAGAAACCTGATGTACATTCCATTTTCCAGGGCGTAAGTGGCTGAGTTTAAAAAAGGTTTTTTCTATAAACTCTGCGCAGATACTCTCAAACTGATTACCAGATGTTTGCCCTGCAACACGTTCACCAATCGTTTCAGCCTGCAAGAAGCGAGCAATTTCTCTTGCTATAGCTTTACTGTTTTTGTTACTGCTATCTGCGTTACTAACAACTCCGGCAGTATTAATTGTGAGCGTATTCAGTAACAATTGGGCATGAAACTCCTTTCTGGCTTCAGCAAAACCAACTATGCTGTCAACCAAATCTCCATTCATTTCTGGATTTCCTTCAGGCTGCTTGACTATTCTTACTGATGTTATTCTTATACCGTCCCTGCAAAACTCCATACACATATTGTGCGATTTTTGCCGCAAATAGCGGTGGAACAGCATTCCCGATCTGCTTTGCAATCTCAGTTTTTGAACCGGTAAAAATGAAATTATCAGGAAAAGACATTAATCTCGCTGCCTCACGATGAGTTATTGGCCGATCCTCTTCCGGATGTAAATATCGCCCTTTCTCCGGTTTGAAAAACTCAGTACGAATCGTTACTGAAGGTCTGTCCCACCACAGACGTCCAAACAAATCGGTCCCTCCAGATTTCTTTTTTAGCCAGCACGCCGGGGTTATATCAGGTCTTTTTTTCTGTAAATCGAAACGGTTACCTCCTGGTGGAACCGCTTTATATCGCTCCAGAGAAACAGGTGTGGGATTACGCCCAAAATGTAAGTTCAGCGGAGGAAGTTCATTACGAATATCAGTTCCAACAGGAGCAGGTAAGTCACCAATTGCATCACGCGTACAGACCCATTCAGGCAAAGCGACATCCTTATCAGGGGAACGATGCGTTGGTGCTGGCGGGAACGCCGGAATACTATGCACATCGAAGAGTTCTCGTTTGATACCGATTGCTATCGTTCGTTTTCTTGTCTGAGGTACTCCATAGTCAGCAGTATTCAACACCATTGGATTAAGCAGAATAAAGCCCATGGATTTCGCTCTAAACGTAATGTCCGCAAACTCATCGCTTATCAGCAATCCGGGGACATTTTCCATGACGAACATACAAGCCCTTGAACGCTCAATGACATCCATATAAGGCTCCCACAATGCTCTTCGGTGATCACCATAACGATTCTTATTCAATAAACTGAATCCCTGACACGGGGGGCCACCTATGACCACATCAGCCTCAGGAACAGTATTGCTGGATGCCCACTCCTCAATATTTGCCTGAACTCCATGCAAACCAAAATTGGCATTGTAGGTATTTATAGCTGCAGCATTATTATCAATAGCAAGGATACTTTCAAAGTAGTCAGACATCTCTCCATGAAGAAAACCATAAGATAATCCACCTGCCCCACAAAAGAGGTCTATCACTCTGAATTTATTTAATTCTTTCATCCGCATCCATATGCCTCAGATTAATGTTGAGCGTCTTACAGGACGCGTAATGTTAACTGGGGCTTTCTCTATCTGCCTTTTGGTGTTCATGCCTGAGGCAGACAGCCTCAGGCACCCGCAGCAATTCTACTTAACTCACGTCACCTCGCCAATATGAAATCAATCAGAAAGGTGATCCATAAAATCACTCCTTCTCTTCTTTTCCGTAGTGGAGTTGGCCAATTTTGATAAGAGGGCGTCCCTGAGATTTGCGGTGTAGATTGGTATCGCGCAGAGAATACACACAGCCACAATATTCCTGCTGATAGAATTTTTCGCGCTTGCTGATTTCAATCATACGGGACGAGCCGCCCTGCTTGCGCCAGTTATAATCCCAGTACACCATACCCGGATAATGCGCAACAGCTCGCCGCCCACACTCGTTAACCTGCTGCATATTTTTCCAGCGTGAAATGCCCAGTGAACTGCTGATCACACTGAAACCATTTTCAGCAGCGTACAACGCTGTCCGCTCAAAACGCATGTCAAAACACATGGTACAACGGATCCCCCTCTCAGGCTCCCATTCCATTCCTTTGGCACGTTCAAACCAGTTGTCGGTGTCGTAATCAGCATCGATAAACGGCACGCCGTGTTGTTCAGCAAAGCGAATATTTTCATCCTTACGAATTAAATACTCTTTCTGAGGATGAATGTTCGGGTTGTAGAAAAAGATGGTGTAGTCGATTCCCGAGGCCTGAAGCGCCTCCATCACTTCACCGGAACATGGAGCACAGCAAGAGTGCAGTAGTAGTTTGTTTGCCCCGTTTGGGAGCTCCAATTTAGGCCGTTTGAAATCAGCAATAGTCATAAATATTTTTATTGGGGTCATGAAAATAGCACAGAGTGTAGCATCAGAGCAGGGCTATCGGGAATATATGTCTAAATCTGGTAATATCTGGTTTTGACGCAAAGCGGACAACCACGCTGGCTCTACCCTGCGCCATGAAAATGTCAATTCACATCTGAACTAATGCTCTTTAATCTAGTAACGTCTAAAATATCTAACATTTCCTTGATAAAATGCCAGTACACGCTGCATAGCTTCGCTCTTCCGGCACTCGCGACAGATTATGTTCATACGCCTGTCGTAGCGGCGTATTTCTCCGTCGGGTAATGTCCAGATAAGGCCCGGATCAACCACTGCAGGTTTCTTCACCTTTGCCCTTGAGAGTTTTTTGCGAGCATTTTGCCAGTCCTTACGCGCCTGTTCAGACGGGAATAACCCGTAACCAGAGTTGTATACATCGCCACTGGCAACCAGCTCTCTGGCAAGAACGCTCATCAGATATCTTGTCGCACCTGTCTTGGCTTCCAGTTGCCGTAACGTCTCGCGCCCACTCCGGCGTACTAGCTCAACAACCTGCCCTTTAATTTTTTCCCGCTCTTCTTGTGTAAATACTTTTGCCATAAGCGCCTTCGGCAATCACTTTTCCGATACAACACGGCGGGAAGAATCAGTAATCTGTCGAACAATATCCCGGTGCTTGTTCAGCTCCCGCAGCGCGGCGCAGATTCGCTCCCACTTCTGAACATCACTTTTCGCCCTGCGCAGCGCCAGGTTTGCCCTGCGCAGGGACGGAAAAATCAGCTCATCTGCTTGCGTTTCGGTAAACGATAGCAACGGCTGCACAATGTCCGCCACAGTTTCTGTTTTAATTTCTTCCTGTGTTGCGGCTTCCCGGACTGGTAACGCAGCACCTGCTGGCTGAGGAAAGGCCTTACCATCATTTTCCGTTACCAGCGCGGCTTTCGGCTCTGCTGGTAAATTATCGCCCGGCATGCAGTAACGAAATTTACCGTTCTGATTAACGCGTGCCAGGCGCCCCGTTGCTGTTACGACCGCCAACGTGGAAGCAACCTTGCGAATGCTAACACCGAACTTATCCGCCAGTTCCTCACACGTTTTAGCCCCATCCTGACCGATAAACTCAATCATCATGTCTGCGGTAACTTTTTGTTCGACCTCCCCGGTCAGCATATCCTGTGCTTCAGATTTTACTGGCCGCTCTTCGGTTACCCGGGATTCACCTTCGCCAGCCAGAAACCAGGTGTGACCAGTTTTATCAACGACGCCATTTCTTTTGAGTTCCCACAGCTCGTTGACAGCATCTTCGCGGCTGATTCCAAGGCGCGATGCCACTACCTGTGAAGAGGCTTTTTTCAGTGCTTTCAGTGCGTCAAATACGGTTTCCATTAATATTTCCTCCGACAAAATCGTTTCTCAGATTCAAATAAAACCAGCTGCCTTCCGGCGTTCGTATTCCTGTTTCAGCCGTTCAATTGGCGTTGGCCCTTGCGGGTGTTTCGCCCCTTCCAGTTGTCGTCGCACTGGCGGAACACTCATCCCGTTACCAACATGCTTTGCCCATTTCGTCAGTTGCCGTTCCGCAAGTCGTTTTAACTCACCTTGCGTCATCTGGCGCTCAATCCCTCTGGTACGCATTTCGAGGCAGATGTGGTACAGCACAGGCTGTGGCCACGGGTATTTATCACTCCCGTCGTATCGCCAGGATTCATTGCGCCAGCGCCGGTACTCTTCCATCACGGCATCCACCGTAAGACCAAATGGATTTGCCCCACTCTCCGAAATCAGCGCAACAAACTCAGCCAGGTCCGGGGGCCACGTTTCACCCGCCCGGCAGCGGTCCATGCACTGACGGCACACCAGACGGATTTGCTGTTCAGTCATCGCACCAATCTGGGCAATCCAGAGCTTCGAAGGTGCGGCCCCGTTCTTCTGAGTCCAGCGGTTCGAATACACCTCCCCCATGAGCTCCCACAGCTTCCAGGCCGTTTCCGTTGCTGATAAATCCGTTGTCACGTTCCCACTGTTCGCGTGCAGCCCGGATTTCCTGAACTGCCCGTGATGCCGTGCCACCTGATGCTGCATGGCTTCCCCCCTTGCTGACTGGTTTTACCTGTGCCCTGACGTGCTGCACGTGGCGGGCAAATTTCTGCTCCCACTGAACCTGCGTGAAAACCTTCCCCTCCGCCATCCAGTAATCCCGGAATGCGGCAAGCTCAGCAGGTGTAAATTCCGGCTCAGGCAGAGCCATACCCCACACTGCTGCCCGTTGTCGAAAATCCGGCGACGGCTGCCAGACAGTAGTCATCGGAAATTTCCCGATCGGTTCGCTCAGGCCGTCCAGGTATTCAGGTTCGGCTGTCTGCAACGGCGCACCATTCGACTCACTGGTCGGAATACTCTCGCGCGCGTTATGTGTGGGGTTTAATTCTGTATCTGTATCTTTATCTGTATCTTTATCTGTCGTGACTTGTCGTGACAGATGCGTGACACGTCGTGACTCATCGTGACAATCAGCATTATGTTTCCGCAGCTTTTCCCGCTCCCGCTGCGCTCTCTTGCGCTCTGCCGGGGATTTTGCCGTTTGCGAAACGTTACCATTGTCCTCTTTCAGCACCTGACGTTTTTCCCATCCGGAAATAAGGTCACCATCCAGAACCCGCCCCTGCATTGCATGCAAAATTGAATCAATTACGTCTTCCGTCACATCAAGCGCACTTGCTAAATCTTCCGTCGTGACATCAATGTGACCACGTAGTGACACGCCGTGACATGTCGTGACATTTCGTGACGCGCTCACCAGAAGATGGATATACACTGCCATCACTGTTGCGATTGGCTGTCCTGATACCCTGGCAATCGTTCGCCACTTGGGGTCATTTGGCATGTCATGCCACAATCTGAGCCAGGCATTAGCCATACTCACCTCTTCTGATACCGAACTTTACCCTCGAACATCCGGAAGAAATCCGGCATGAATATTGTTGGTCAATGCACGACAACAGCATTACCAGGCTGCCCCCCACTGTTAGTCAGGGTGCCCCAGGCGATCGCCGCTGCGACAAAATCATCCACATCTTTCACCAGCCGATCCCTCCGTTCGACGATCTCACGGTAATATTCAGAGCTGTGACTGCGCATACGGGCCACCAGCAGAGGCGGCATTGCCTTTTCGATCGCCGGTAACAGAGCCTGCATTTTTTCAACTGCATCAGGGGTGTCTTTCTCTATCCAGCGGAAAATTTTCTGGGTATTGCGAGCCAGGGCTTCCGGATGGCTGTCGTCGTACAGTTCAGGAAACGTCATACCCAACTCAAAATAAGCCTGGGTTATTCCAGCTGCCGGAACTTTTTCGCCATCAGGACGCGCCCAGGCATTCATCGCCATGCGGATGTGTTCATGCTTGATTTTCATGAATCCCCCCTTGGTTAGAAGGCGGATTATGATCAGAATCGGGAATGACAACCGTCGGTATGTGTAACTCATATTTGAGCGCCCCGGCAGTGACTGCCTGAATTAGCAACGCCCATTTCCACGGAACGTCTTCCCCCCACATGCTGACTGTGGTTTTTGACGTTCCTAGAGCGGCGGCTGTTTTAACAACTCCGCCAAAATAGCCTAATACTTCTGATTTTTTCATGAGTCGCTCCATAAAACTGAACGCCAAAAGTTTAATAATCAAAACCAAAGAAAGTCAAGAAACAAAACCATCTGTGTTTTAAAATCAAAACATGAACAAGCAAACAATATCTGAACGCATAACCCAACGTATGCATGCGCTAAACTTGAAAGGCAAAGACCTTGTCAATGCCACTGGCGCATCAAAAGGCTCCGTAAGTCAATGGATGAACGGTGGAGGAGCGCCGTCCTCGCGTTACATAAGTTCACTGGCAAAGATATTGAAAGTAAACGAAAATTGGCTTCTTAATGGAGGAGAGTTAAATACAGGTGATTCGCTTGATCTATCTTTACCGCCGATAAAAACGGTTCCGCTACTATCACTTCAGCAGGCAGCAAGCTGGAGTGATTATATGAAAAATTCCTCAATAACCTCTTGTGTGCAGCTTGTCGGAGAAATCCCGGCCAATACCTTTGCTGTTGTTCTAGAGAGTGACAGTATGTCGACATCTGGTGGTGGAGTTTCCATCCCAAATGGTTCAACAGTTTTTGTTGATCCCGATCGAATCGTACAACCAGGAAATATTGTCCTTGCCTTACCCAAAGGGACCACAACGCCTGTCATTCGCAAACTGGAGATAGAAGGGCCGGATATTCTTTTAGTCCCCACGAATCCTCGCTACCCTTCAATTATGCTGGATGATCTATCTTGCATATTGGGAGTATGCTTTAAAATTCAACAAGATATTTAACCAACCTCATCTATTTGATTAACTGTATGCCATCGTAGTGATGGCGTAACAGCTGCCTGCTTAAAATGTTTTGATAAAAAAACATTGACCTTAAATGTTCGTTTTTCTAAACTTCATTCATTCCCTCACCCCGCCCCACAGAATGCAGGGCAATACTTCGAGTTACCAGGCAGTGGTCAGGGGTTAAGTAGCCAGCCCGAGGCGTAAGAACATGACGGCAGGGTTCAACTTTAATAACTATGCAGCAGGTTTTTGTTCCGCTACCCCGGCGTTAAGGGGAAATGAGGTCAACATGGATACGCTCAATCTTGGCAACAACGAATCTCTGGTATGTGGCGTGTTCCCCAACCAGGACGGTACGTTCACCGCGATGACGTATACCAAAAGCAAAACGTTTAAAACTGAAGCTGGCGCGCGTCGCTGGTTAGCCAGAAACACTGACTGATGAGGTTGACGATGGAATTTAAAGAT